CTTGAGGTAAATATTTTTGGAGATCCTGCAGGTGACTTCAGGTCACAGACAGATGAATCCACACCTTTTCAGATATTAAGAGGTGCAGGTTTAACAGCTAGACCGACAAATAGTAATGATGTTTCTCTAAGAATAGAGTCGGTATCTTCGGTATTAAATAGGATGGTAGATGGCTTATCAGGAATTTTAATTGACTTTAGGTGTAAAGAATTGGTAAAAGGATTTGAGGGTGGTTATCAATATCGTAGATTGCAAGTGTCAGGAGAACGATATGAAGATAAACCTCTCAAAGACAGGTACTCACATATACATGATGCTATGCAGTATCTTATGTTGGGTGCAGGTGAAGGAAGGGAAGTCTTAGGTATGGGAAAAAAAATAGAGACATTTAATGCTAGAGTAGAGTATGATGTTTTTAATCGCAGACCTAAACAAGCCAAACGTCAAGGTTTATGGGCAAGAATGTAAGGAGATTGCTATGTGTATAGGTGGTAGTAGGCCAAAAACTCCAGAGCCTACAGTTGAAGAAAAAGAAGAAGAGATGGAAAGAGAATCTCAAAAGGAAGAAGAGACAGTTAAAAGACAAGAAGCCAGACAAGATGTTCTTGAAGAAAACATTACTAGAAGACGTAAAGGGTCAGGTCGTAGATCACTTCTTCGTGGTTCAGGTGGTGGTATTGGTTTTTACAATGAGTATAATCAGTAATGCATGAAAAAACTGCAGAGGGTATGATCCAAAGATACGAGAAGGCTCTTACTATCAGACGAGAGTTTGAAGAGCTTTATGACGAGATCTTTGAGTATTGTCTTCCACAAAGGCAAGGCTTTAAAAACTATACCCCCGGCCAGAGGAGAGATGATAAGATCTTTGATGAGACTGCAGTTGTTGGCATACAAGAATTTGCATCAAGACTACAGGCAGGTTTAACACCTAACTTTGCTAGATGGGCAGACTTTATTACTGGCTCTGAAGTTCCTGAAGAAGAAAGAGATGATATTAATAATGAGCTTGATAAAGTAACTGATTATGTATTTGAAGTATTACAAACATCAAACTTTGCTCAAGAAATACATGAGTGCTTTATTGATCTTGCTTTAGGTACTGCAGTCTTACTTGTAACAGAAGGTGATGCAGTTAATCCAATTAGATTCCAATCTATTCCATTACCTCATGTTGTTTTAGATACTGGCCCTGATGGTAGGGTAGATCATGTATTTAGAGAACGCATGATTAAGAACGCAGACATCATGGTTGCATATCCAAAAGCAGCATTAACTCCAAATATTGCAGAAAGAATAAATAATTATCCTGAGTCAAAATGTAAAATACTAGAAGTATCTTGCAGATTATATGATGACATTAATGAAGAAAAGTATTCTTACATGGTCATTGACATGGCTAATAAAGAATTAATTATGCAGGAAATATACAAGGGTGTTGGGTCAAATCCATTCATAGCCTTTAGATGGAGTAAAGCTAGTGGTGAGATATATGGCAGAGGCCCTGCTGTAAATGCATTAAGTGCAATCAAGACTTGTAACTTAACTATTGAAATGATTCTTGAAAATGCACAGATGGCTATATCAGGTATCTATCAGATAGATGATGATGGTGTAGTTAATGTGGATACCATTAACTTAGTTCCTGGGACTGTCATTCCTAAAGCACCTAATACTCAAGGACTACAGCCAATTAGATCAGCAGGATCTTTTGATGTAGCTAATCTTATTTTAAATGATATGAGAAATAATATTAAGAGGGCATTGTATAATGATATGCTTGGTGATCCTAATAAGACACCTGCATCTGCTACAGAAGTTGCTGAACGTATGGCTGATCTTTCACGAAAGATAGGCTCTGCATTTGGTAGACTACAAGCAGAAATGGTTCAGCCAGTATTGCAGAGAGTGATTTACATTCTCAGGCAGCAGGGTCGAATAGAAATGCCTACAGTTAATGGAAGAGAAGTAAAGATTAGGAGTGTGTCTCCCCTTGCACAGGCTCAATCTAATCAAGACATAGTCTCTCTAAACAGATTTTTACAGACAGTAGCAGGATCATTTGGCCCTGAGATATTAAATCTATTGATATCTTCAGAGGAAACTGCACTGTACTTAGCCAAAAAATTTGGTGTGCCTGATGGTTTAATTAGAGATGCTGATGAAAGACAGCAGTTAATTCAGATGGCACAACAGATGCAACAAGCCCAACAGCAAGGAGAGATGCCAAGTGGCCCAACCGAAGTACTTGGGGGTTGATGGATACCAACGACCTCGTGAACAAGACGAAAAATTATCACAAGATACATTAGCATTATTCAATACACCTGTAGGTCAGAGTGTGTTGCAATACCTAAAGTCCATTACTGTAGATGCAGTAGCAGGGCCTAATATAACTGATGCCGAACTAAGGCATTTAGAAGGGCAGCGATATCTTGTTGCCCTTATTGTTAAAAGGATTAATCACGCACAAAGGATAAAGAAATGAACGAAGCACCACAAGAATCTGCTACAGAAACTTCTGTAGAAAATACCTCTGCCTCCACAGTACCCACTACAGAATCTGTAGCAGATACCACAACAAGACCTGAATGGTTGCCTGAAAAGTTTCAGACACCAGAGGATTTGGCTAAATCTTATGGAGAGTTATCTACAAAGATAGGGCAAAAAGAAGAAGAAATAGAAAAGAGATTGCAAGAAAAACTAGAAGAAGAAGCCTTCTCACAAAGACCTGCTAGTGCAGGTGACTATCAAATACCTGAAGTATTAGATGAAGAAGAGGCTGCAACTAATCCACTTCTTAAAGAATGGGCAGAGTATGCTTGGGAAAACGGATATTCACAAGAAGAGTTTTCTCATTGGGTTAATAAGTTTGCTGAATACCAAGATGCACAACAGCCTAACTTAGATCAAGTAAAAGCAGAGTTAGGTGACAATGCTAATCAAAGGGTAGAGTCTGCACAGTTATTTATGCAAAAGTTTTTTCCAACAGAAATGCAAGATGCAATAGCACAACTAGGAACTTCAGCAGAAGGGATCAAGGCTGTAGAATATATACAGAAACAAATGCAAAGCACTACAATTTCTAATCAAGCCACTGCTCCTGCAGGTCTGACTCAAGAAGATGTTGAGGCTAGAATGAGAGATCCACGTTACTATGATCCTGCTAGAAGAGATAGAGGCTTTGTTGATCAGGTGAATAATGACTTTAAAAAACTTTACGGGTAGTGGTGTCTACAGTGGTCAATCCATTGTAGAAGCAGATATATCTCACATTAATTATTTACAGGATAATTTAAGAGATACAGATGTAAGGGAGTGCATGATACATGGTGCTACTCCCTTTCGTGCATTAATGGCAGGTTTTAGAGAACATAAAGCTGAAACATATACAGTTATATTAGATGGCAAACCTGCTATGATGTTTGGTGTAACACCAGTTTATGAACATATGATTGGAAAGATATGGGCATTAGGTACGTATGGCATTGAAGATCATTCAAGAAAGTTTCTTTTTTGGAGTAGAAAAGTAGTAGATTACTTTCAAAAACAATATCACCAACTAGAAAATGTAGTACCTGCAGACCATACAAGGACTATAGATTGGTTAGATTTTTTAGGATTTACTATCCTAGATGAGCCAGTAATGATCAATGGATATCAGGTTTTAAGATTTATACGTTGCAAAGACCATAAATTTTTGATAAAGGATAAAGGACAGCCTGTTATAAGCTGATGGCCCACACGGATAACCAGACGAAGCTGAAGACGGATAACTGGAAAAATGTAATTTTAATTTTAAACAGGAGATCTAATTATGGCTAATACAATCGATACAGCCTTTATTAGGCAGTTTGAAACTGAAGTTCATCTAGCTTATCAAAGAATGGGTAGTAAATTAAGAAATACTGTCCGTACTGTAAGCAACGTGAATGGAAGCACAGTACGTTTTCAGAAGATCGGTACTGGTTCTGCCTCAACTAAATCAAGAAATGGTATGATTACACCAATGGAATTAGCTCACACCACAGTTGATGTGACACTCTCAGATTTTTATGCTGCAGAGTATATCGACAAATTGGATGAGTTAAAGACTAACATAGACGAAAGACAAGCTGTAGCACAATCTGCTGCCGCTGCTCTAGGTCGTAAGACTGACGAGATACTTATCACTGCAATGGATGCAGGTGCAAATGCAACACAAATACATGACACAGGTTCAGCTTTAGCAAAAGCAGACTTGTTATCATTGTTTGAGACAATGGGTGATGCAGATGTTCCTGAAGATGGTGGAAGATATTTAGCTATGAATCCTAAAGGATATGCTGACTTATTCCTCATCACAGAGTTTGCTTCATCAGACTTTGTTGGCGAACAAAATCTACCTTATGCAGGTGGTATGTCTATGAAAGAGTTCTTAGGATTTAAAGTATTCTCAACTAGTGCAGTTACTGCAGGTAAAAACATTGCCTATCACACTTCTTCAGTGGGTCTAGGTATTGGTGCAGATGTAACTACTGAGTTAAATTATGTGCCTGAGAAAGTTTCACACTTAGCAACTTCAATGATGTCCATGGGTGCTACTGTCATAGATGACAATGGTATTTATGAAGTCCTTGATAACAACTAATAGGGAGATAGATCATGGCATTTGAAGCAGCTAATTTAATACGTATCGGTGGTGGCTCAGGTCAAAACCTTTGGTATTATTCAACTACAGAAGCTCAAGGTACTATTGACGGAGCAGGTTATTTCAATAACGCAGCTAATATGTTGAATGTAAATGATGTAATACTTTGTATTACAGCAACAGGTGGAACACCTGTTGTATCACATTCATATGTTAATGCGAATAATGGCAGTACAGTTGACATAGTCAATGGTGTTGCAATAACTGCTACTGATAGTGACTAAATTTAAATAAAGGGAGGGGGAGAAATCCCCCTTATCTTATATGACAAGTACTGCAGCAAATTCATCAATAGATATAGCATCAAGAGCATTAGTTCTTATAGGTTCAGAGCCTATTACATCTTTTGATACTGCAAGTACTGAGGCTTTAGTTGCATCTAATATGTATGAAGACACAGTTAGAGCAACTTTATCATCAGCAAGATGGCGATTTGCAACAGAACAAGCAGTATTAAATCAATTATCAGATGTGCCTACTGGCAGGTTTGACATTGCACATCAATTACCAAGTGACCTTTTAGTGTTACATGGTGTTACTACAAATGACAGATTAATAGAATACACAGTATATGGTGACAAAGTATTTTCAGATTCTACTACACAAGATGTATTGATTGCTGATTATACATATAGAGCTACAGAAAACACATGGCCTAGTTATTTTTCTTTAGCAGTAGAGTATGCATTAGCTTCTATATTTGCTACCTCAATAGCAAGAGATGATGGATTGATGCAGGTTATGGAAGCCAAAGGTCAACAGCTTATGGCTAAAGCAAGAAATCTTGATTCACAGCAACAAACTACAAGAAGATTATCAACATCAAGGTTTATAACAAATAGGAGAAGTTAAATGGCTAGAGTAAGAGTGCCATTAAATAACTTTCAATTTGGAGAGGTAAGCCCTGCATTAACGTCAAGAACGGATACAAAGGTTTACACTAATGCTGCAGAGCAAGTAAGAAACTTTTTTATTAGGTCTGAGGGTGGTTTAAAGAAAAGAACTGGCACAAAAAGATGGGCAAACTTTGGAGCTAATCCTGCACATTCTACAGACCTTAG